GCACCAGTGTTTTGGTCTCTTACAAGACCATCATGTCCTTTAACTTTAATATAGTCCATACGCGGAAGTTAGAATGCAGCAACTGCACGTATATCTTGAACCTTTGGAGAGAATGCGGGATCAACACCAAGCATAACAATTTTAATAGCAAATGAGGAATATTCTTCAATATCAGATACACTATATTTTAGATCTTGATAAGATGATTGTTTCTCAACAACACTTGATATTGTATTTTCGGATGTTGCTAATTCCAAAGTATCTGGTTGCCCATTACCATTAAATAATATCCAATCAATATCATCAAAGTTATCTTGGCTAGATGCTTTTTTGAACTTATAAAGAACTTGAATATTAGCAACATCCTTAACGTTTGCCATTAGATGTACATCAATAGCAGTTGCTGGATTGTTAATAACAACTTCCTTAGTTACATACTTAGCTACTGCAGAACCATTCTTGGAAGTATCTTCTGCAACAAAGTCAACACCATTTGAATATGTGATCTTACCCACTTCTAAATAATTTGCTTCTTCGTCTGGTTGATTTGGATATTTGATAAAGTCTCCTACACGGAATATATCAGCAATTTGATCACCTACAACAGAATTTCTATTATAGAAAGCATTATCAATAATTCTATCAGTATAATTGTCATTAATTGGTTTAACATCAACTCTAGCAGTTAATTCTTGAGTCTGACTATTCCAAATAACTGTCTTACCAGTAATAATGTTGTCATATGTTTCAAGAATAACAGAAGGATTTCTTGCTACAATAGTAGAAGCATCTTCAATAGATGCAAATACTTGTGTTGGATTAGAATCAACAGTAACATTAGTTAATGAAGTTTGATTTCCTAGATTTACTTTTTCACCTTTCTGGAAGAACTGACTTGTCTTAACTCTAACATATACAACTTGACCATTTACTCTTGCAATAGTTCCTGTTGTCTTGGAAGTCTGACCTTCAATTGTTTGATTAGCTTGTAATTCAGTTCCCGCATTACCAGCAAGATCAAATTGATATACAGGATAGAATTCAATAACTTGATCTCTTCTACCAAATCTAGTCTCTTGACCAGTAGCATTTTCAATCCTATTAGTAATTGTTTTAACAGATGCACTAGAAAGGTCAATAATTGGACTCAAATGAGACACAGTAGACGTTAGTTGCATCTTATAATCTAGAGATGATGAAATACTATTCAAAGTTTCATTAATATCAGAAGCAATCATCTTCTGATTTGTGAAGTAATGTGGTTCATTTAAGAAAGTCTTTTCAAATTCAGTTTGAGAATAAGAAGTATAGTTAGTAGTTGAAGAATCTATAGGAACAACATTAGTTGTTTTTACAGAAACATCTAGAGAAGTTCCTGTAAATGTTAGATAATGAATTTGAGGATATAGAGTTTCAAATTTTCTGTTGTGACTTGCGTATACAGAAGTACCACCACCAACAGAATTTCCTGCAGCTTGTGATGTTGAAGTAATATTATAGTAATCAACCCCAGAGTTAGTAACTTGGAATAAATTGCTATTAATACTAGAAGCAGTAATACCACCAGTTTCTAATGCACTTCTATAGAACACATAAGAATTGCCACTATCCTCAAAACCATGATCTCTATGATTTACCTTAAGAACTGCATTGTTATTTTTAAACAAGGTAGATGTGGAGGCAGAATTAGAACTTGCGTTTGTTTCAATTGGATTTGCATCTAACATTTCATATCCAAGACTATTATTTTTAAGTACAAGTTCTGCTGGTCTTGTTAGATCAAATTCTGCTCTATAAAGAGTAAATTTAAGATCTTCAAAAATATTTTCTGTCCAACTTTCAGTATTCTGAGATTTGTATACAGAACCGAGAGATGGTTGTGTCGTAATAACTGTGCTTGTCGCAATATCAGTCGCACCTAATTCAGAAACCCAAAGCTGATAATCAGTAGAATCAGTTTCTACTACCAATGCATATTCATAATCGTTTTGTAAATAAACTGGATAATCAAATGCAAAATGTGTTGGTGTAGTAGAGTTTGTAACCTCACCAGCATCGGTTGCTACACCCATTACAACAGCAGGGGTATCTATTTCTATATAAGTTTGAATTTCACACCCTCCAGCACCATTACCAACGCCTTTAACGACCACAGAAGGTGCTTCTGTATAACCGAAACCAGAAAGAGATACTTCAGCATTGTAAATCTTACCACCAGAAACTTCAATACTTGCAGTTGCTGTTGCACCACCAGTAAGTTGTGGACTTTCAATAGTTAGAATTGCACTATCATAGTTTAAACCAGGATTAGTAATTCTCATCTTAGAAACTTTACCACTATCCTTTACAATAGACAGAACTAAATCTGTAGCATTGGTTGCATTAGCAAGGGTTACAGATGGAATAATTAAATCTTCATTCTGAACAAAAGATTTACCATTATGGTTACTTAGAACTACAGTATAAACTTGCTCATTAGTAAGACTATACTTACCAGAAGCAGTAGATACTAGTTCTACATTATTCTTATCAAATACTTTAAGTATAGGACCAGATGCAGCAGAAGATGCACCAGTTACATTTTCTCCTTTATATACTGCCATGTTTCCACTAGCAGCACACTTAAGGAAAGTATTTGGGGATAAAGTCTTCTCAGATCCAGGAACAATGTTCTTAGCAGGTTTCTCTGCATCTACATTAGTAATATAAGCTTTAACTGGAATATTATCACTCTTCTTACTAAAGAACAAATCAACACCAGTTGCAAAACATCCACCATCTAGATTTTCTACCTTAAATGTTTGTGCAAGAGGATTAGGTCTTATAGGATTATCAGTATTGCTTTCAATTAACTGAACACCTTCATTAGATTTAAAGTATGATGGTTTTGTGGAAATAATACTAGAAGGATTTTCTGGAAGAACACCAGTAGCATAATACTTAACTTCTGTATAACTATCAACTTCTTCTTTAGAAGCATTAGTAGAACTAGAAGTAAATCTAAATGTTAATTCACCTGATGTTACAGAAACCTCTTCTGCAGATGTATCATATGATACAGTATTAACATCTCCAGTCCATGTTGCATTTTCTAATGGTGGTTGACCAGCAGGGACAATAATAATACCACTAGCATTACCATATTCATCAGTTGTAATCTCTCCATTAAATGCAGATGGAGAATTACCAGCAATACCTGTAAATCTAAGATCTGGATTTACCCAACGTCCAACATTTCTTCCTTCTAAGAAAACATAAAGTTTGGTATTTGGTTTCATTCGTCTTACGACAAATTTAACAGGAATACTTCTAGCAAAGAATGCTAAAGAAGTTGAAACTTTATTTTCACCAACACTCTTAGTTTGAACTCCTTTACCAACATCATTATTTTGAGGACTAATATTAGAAGAACTTGCTACAGATGCATTAGTAACAGAAGTTGTAGCTTGTTGTGTATTATTTTCACCCAATGAATTAATTGCAGTGAAAGAGGAAGATGTTCCAACCCAGTTAACCACAAAAGAATTATAGAGACTTGAGAAACTTTCTTTTACATTCTCCTTTGCGAGGAAAATATTAAAGAGATCAGTATTTGTATCTACTACAATTGGTTCTTCAGATTGATCATACCAATGATCTACAGAAGGAGATACTTGACCATCTCCAACATACTGAAGAACAACAAATGGATTTGGATTTAATGTCTTAGATGCAAAACTATTTCCTAGTAAAGATAGTGGAGAGTATGGTAAGGTTATCATGTCTCCAGATTTTTTATAACCAGAAACAGATCTTTGATCTTCTCTTACATTTACTTCTTCTAAGTTAACAGAATCTTCTTTTGATTGTGGACGTAGGACACTTTGTTGACTGTCCACTGCACATCTATAATCAAGAGATTGCAAATTACCAACTTTATGTGCTTCAAAATTATCAACGAAGAAACCAGACTTAAATCTGTCTAGACCAATTTCATCCTTAACCTGCATATTAAGAGCTTGTTGCTCAAGAATGCTCAATGTTGTGTAGTATTCTAATCTCTCAATACGCTTCTCTAACTTACCGATATCACGCATTGTATAACGGCGATTATCAACAGGAGTAATCCTTACATCTTTAGTTGTCTTTGTAAATGCAGGAATATATGCA